TGATCCTCAAGGTATTTACGATGCAAATGGCAATCCCGAGGGATCTGTAGAGTTTGATCCATTAAGTGCGAAAACTTTACAAGATAGTGAGTTTGATGTAGAGGTTGCAAGTGGATCAAGGTATCCGGGTGGTAGGTTAGCTAAAGAGGAACGTGCAGTTGAGTTATTTCAAGCCGGAATATATGGTATTGAAGATGTAGTCAAAGCATTGGATGAACCCGACAAGCAATCTGTTATTGAAAGATTTTATCAAAGACAAAGTATGATGCAAGGTGCAGAAGGACAGGCAGAAGGGAATCCAGTAAGTGAAGAATTAGGTGCATTAGTGCAAATGGCAAATCAATCGGGTGTAGGATCGGAAGAAGAGGCAAATCTATTCCAAATATTGATGCAACAACCCGAATTATTACAGGATCCAGTATTGCAAGAGCTAGATCCGGCTATTATGGAAAGAATTAATCAAGTAATGAGTAACCAAACTACGTCTTAATAGACCAATAGGAGTGTAAAAATGGAAGATATAAAGACTTACGATGACATCGAAGTAACTGAATCAGAGGTATTTGGAACCCCGGAAACGGAAGAACAAGCACCAACTGATCAACAGGCACAAGATGTTGAAACGTCAGAGGAGAGTACAGACTCTAACGAAGCATCTGACACCAGTTCTGAAGTTGAAGAACAATCAGAGGAAGTAGAAGAACCCGAATATGTTTTTACGGATGATGATGGTAATGGTTTCACAATAGATGAAATCAATACTTGGAAGGAAGATAGTCAAAATAAAACAAAATGGCAGAAATCTAATACTCAATCAGCACAAGAACTGGCGAGTAACCAAAAGGCAATCCAACCTTTCTTAGACTTTGTAGAAAAGGTCAAGGGTGACAATGAGAAATTGGCACCAGTATTGGAATACGTTAAAGATGAATATGGCGAGGAAGTAGAGCAACTTTTTAAAGACTCTATGACGATAGATAAGGATAAGGTAAATAATCCCTTTAAAGAAGAACTAAATAAGGTGGTTGCAGAAAAACAGGAATTGGAAGCAAAGGTCAAATTCGATGAATTGGTCTCTGACTTTGCAAAGGAATCGGGTTTAAAAGGTAAAAAACTTGATGAGGTTGTAGAGTTCACAACTTCCCATTTCGAGGAGACTGGTCGGCTTCTTTCATTCGATGAAGGACATAAGATCTTAAAAGCAGATCAAATAGCTAAAGAGGTCAAGAAAAAACCGACTCCTCCAACAAAGGTTCGCAAATCACAGGGTGCGAAGGCAATTGAAACAAAACAAAACCCTTCTAAACCCGGTAATTATGAGGACATAGATGTTTCGGGATTTAATTTATTTGGTTAGATCCTTATTTCAATAACAAAAGGGATTAAGGGAGTAGGCAAGAGGTAAAGGATACATAAATGCCTACAGATAGTCTAGCTAGTGTAACTAGCCTTGAGGCTCTTATCCGAACTAAGTATATGTCTGTACTGTACGACAATATTTTCGTTAAGAGTCATCCTTTAGCGGCGATGCTAAAGAAAAAAGCAAAGACCTATAATGGTCGTGAAATCGGAGTTCCATTGGAATTTGCAGAAGCCGGTTCCGGTAATGTAAAATGGGGTGGAATGCACGGATCAACTGATCTTGCTCCGGCAGTTACCGATCCATTCGTACTTGCTAAATACACACCAAAGATGCTTACTGGTACTCTTCGAGTTACTAAGGAAGAAATGCTTATAATGGATAGTGATGAAGCAGTTAAGAATGTTGTTGGTGCAAAAGTGAAAAACTTACAGAAAACACTTGAAAAAGAGTTCTCTGCAAACCTTCACTCAACTGCAACTTATGTCGCCGGTAAATGGTTAAACCTTAAATCAGTTGTTAATTCGATTACTACCAATACAACCGAATCTCCGGCTATTGGTGGAATTACTGTAACAAGAGCAAGTGGATCTTATACTGCCGGTGATTGGTGGCAATCTCCAGTAGTTAATGCTGAAACTTTGCACGGAAATGCTTTAACAGAAGCAGATTTGTTAAATGCTACTGATGTGGCTTATCTTACTAAGCTACTCGCTAGAGGTGTTGCAAATGCTCGTAAGCAATGTGGTGAAGATCCAAGCCTTATTCTTGTAACTCAATATCAGTTCGATTTACTTGAACAGATAATGGATCCAAGAAAAACTGGTTCTAAAATGAACGAGTATATGGGTGCTATGGGTTTCAAGTCTCTCGATTTTAGAGGGATTCCAGTTGTTGCAGATAACGATATTGTAGTTGCCAGTAACAAATCATCAATCTATTTCTTGAACACGGATTACTTATACTTGTTCTTTAATAGTGGTGCCAAGTTTACTGCCGGTAAGTTCCTTGAATCTGAATTGTCTAATACTTGGACAATGAAAGTTCATACTTACGGAGATATGGTATGCTCTAATCGTAAAGCACAATGCAGAATTGATAATGTCTATTCTGATGGAAGTTACATTTAGGATTAATTCCTAATTAATAATCATCCCCCTGGTCTTTGATTGGGGGGATGGTTGAACTGGAGGTTTTATGACAACTGCAAATATGATAACTCTACTAGGTGTAAGGCTTGAGGATCCGAGCAAGGATCTTTTTACGGATGCAACCTTATATCTTATGATAAATACTGCCCAAAGAAAATTAATGCAATTATTAAATGCTAATGCCTTAACAGATTTTCAAGTTGTGGATACAAATAATGCAAATTCACTTGATTCAAATCTTGATGAAAGGTTTGTAGCATTATCAGATCTTAGTCCGGCACCATTTGGAGGTGTTCACGGAATACAGGGTATAAAAAAGAATAATTCTGATACTTGGTACACAAAAATATCATTTCATCAGTATATGGATTGGTCAAATGGTTCTGTAGCGATGAGTTATCATAATCCATTGTATTGGATAAGAGGAAATAATATTTATATAAGTCAAAATGATGCGATTGATGTTTATTATTTAAAAAACCCAACAGATGTTGCAAATGGTACAAACTCTGATTTTAACGATATTTTTCACGATGCTATACTTGAACTAGCTGAAGCAGAATGTTGGCGAACAGTAAGGGAATTTGAACGTCAAAATGATGCTGAATCACGAGCATTAAGTATGATTGCCCTACATAATGAGAATACTCCGGCTATGGATCACTATGCCGGATCTGTGCCTTACGATACAACTGGCGATTTAGTCATTATGCAAAGGGTAACAAATGGCTGAATTGTTTGACATAACTGATTTTAAAGGAATTAAAACCAATGCAGATGTTGAAGATGTTGATTCCCAAATTGCACAGGCGATTGAAAATTTAAGGTTAGTTGATGGAAAATTAGTAAAAACCTTTGCCGGTGGTACACCAACGACCATTCCGGCTCTTGCATTAGCAACAATTAATACGGCATTGAGTAAAAACTTCGTTGTTTATGGTTTATATACCTTTGTTTCAGATAAAGTGACTACTCCATTAAGTGATGCCGGTGATGGGTTTAAATATGTGGTCGTTTTAATTGAAAATACTACTCAAGAAGTCAAATTAATATGGTGGGATGAGGAAAGACCGAATCCTAGTACAGAAATAAATCAATTCTTTCCAGTTTCAAATACTTCAATGTATTTAAAACTTGATACTGTTCATAAGTTTGATGATGCCGGTGATCCTAGTGGTGGTCATTATGCTTTAATCCAAAGTGCAAAATCACCAAATAATACGGATTTACCTAATGTTGGGGTGTACGATATACCGGAGGCTACTGGTAGTACAACTGCATTAGATATGAATATAGCTACCGGGCCATCGTATTGTGGTGCATTATGGTTTGGTCAAGTGTCGGGCGATGTTCCTAATCAATTTCAAAAAACAAATTATTTACAAGGATTAAATCCTTCTGCAAAAAAGGGTACGGATGTAACAACTGCCGGTACTGGTCTTTTTAGTACCAATACAAATTTATATGGTTCTGCATCAATGTCTAATGGTAATTATGTTGTTGATTTTGCAACATACCATAGTGTTGGAGATAGTGATAGCCGTATTGTGGCTAGAGGATTAAATAATAGTACATCTTGGACAGGAATTTCAGCATCTATTTATAATACTTTGGCTTCTGCTGATGATGTCGGTACACCAATAATGATTGGTTTTAATGGTGCTATTTATGTTTCCTTAACTGGTGCATCTACTAAATATTTATTGAAATATACTTATTCGGGTATTGGAACAAACCTTGTTGAGACAACAGTATCCAGTAGTTCAACCCATAGTGTTGTTGCTTTTGCTACTCATCCAAATGAAACTCATTTATATGCCGTAACCAATTTGGGTGCCGTATATAAAATAGATACAAGTGATAACGTATTAAGTACAGGAAATATTTTTCCTACAAATGCAAAGAAACTTGCAATAATGAAAAAACCAGTTGGAATAAGAATTTGGGGGCACGATGGAGCAAATAATCTAAGGTATATTGATTGGAATCCTAATGATGTAATTACTTGGCAAAATGAAACGGCAACAACTGTTTCTGCTAGTGATCTTCCGTGGTACACTCAAGCTAATAATCAAACCAATAAACATATAGAGACTTTTCAAAATGAAAGTGGATCAAATAACGATAATCTAATTTTTTCTTATATTGATAGTAATGTCACATATTATAAGGCAACTCGTCATAATGATAGTTATTCAGCTAAATGGACAAGTGTAGTATCAATTCATCCGGATCTACCTACCAATGCAACAATGAATACAGGAGATGGGTGGCTTTTGGGAATGAAAAGAATTGGCGATACTCCATTAGGAATAAGTCATTTATATTTTATTTTTAAAAGTTTCCAATCCGGTAATAATGCCTCAAATATAAGAGGTGGTAGTATTAGAGTTTCATTGGAAGGTCTTGGTACAGGCAATGGAATTACTAATATGTATGATGCTAACAATCTAGGATTAAATAAAGGACATCATATCTGTATGATTAATGGTGTATCCACTCATTCTAGTTATTTGACTTATGCAACTGGATATATTGTTAATTTTTATATTTCTTACACAGATGGCAGTAATAATGCCTCTTATGAAAATTATCACATTAAAGACATTGGTTGGCAATCTACTCTTTCAAATAGTTGGACAGGATCCGGATCTTGTGAGTATAGATGGGTAGATCTTTCTAGTAAAGTATCTTTACCAACAGTATATCATAAAAAACAAAGAAATCCTGTTATTCCTTTTGGAGATAGTTTTCGGGTATTACCGGGTAATGTTGGGAAAATATCCAGTAATGAGGCAAAGGGTATTTGGATTGGATATATAAGCCGATCCTTATTTAATGGAGGTATAGTTCACTCTGCTGATTTTTATGGCTATGAGAACAGATTAACAAACCCATTTAAGCTATTATCAGCTACACAAAAAGAATTAGAAGATGAAATTCATCCTTCAGATAAAGTAAAGTATTCAGCTACGGCAATTTATGATGGAATACAAGAAACAGAATTACGAGTAGATGAAACAGATATTTTACAAATAACAACTTCTACGGCTCCGGATTCAAGTAAATGTGAAAATTTGGTTCATATTTCTTTTAATCCTTATACAATGAATAAAAGAATAACTGGAATGAAATTGTATAGATCATATCCTTCTTCTACTAATGTGTATGAGCCATATAAATTGATTAAATCGTATAATTTTGTAGATACTGGAGTAAACACCAGTTACGATGCAGATGCTAAATTGTTTTTTATTGCTCAAACCTTTAAATCAAACTTTGCAGTTGTATATGATTCTACAAATCTTATTTCAAATTAT